ATGAATCAACTTATAATGATCTCGATAAACAGATCAAATTCCTTTATCCCAAATGGATGGACTATGAAATGTTCTTAGGGGAGTCATACTCGCCAATTCCAGATAGACTACGTAGTGCCCTTGAAATTCAGACAATCAGACATCAATCAGTGTTTAAAATTGGGACTAGGTTGTACAACACAGTGGTTGATGTCATAAGATTTTTGTGGATGAAAGAAACTCCTTCAGAGCAAAGAGAGACTAAGCTAGTTAGAGATGTTCATATACTTAAGACATATTATCCCATGATCAAGGACACCCTTGAAGAAACAAGAGAACAATTCTCAGGGTCGATAGTGGATCAAACTAAATCAGTGGTCATGTTATTACTCAAGCTGTATTCTCTTAATGACCGAAACCTTAAAGCTATTATGTATGGAACATCCACCTCAGATATTAGAGACACTTATCAGAATATAACTGAAAGAAACAGTGCAATCTCATTAACACATTCCATCAAACTGAGTGAGGCAGCAATAGCAACTCCTCCTTTGTCATATGATGATATGTTTATGAGATACAACTATTTCATTCTATCAGGGATGGCTGGTCTTGATGATTTGCAGGAAAAATCTTTTGAAGATATAACAGAGGAGCAAATAAATTTTATCATGAGTGACACAAATCTAAGTAAGAATGTTAAAAAACGACTTTTAATTCCTTTAATGTATGTGGGGAAAGTAACAGACATTGTGAAGTGGACTGAAGCAACTGGAACTAATTTTCACTATTGGGATGTTCGTCAGACTTATGATGATGGGAAATGGTTTGGCAATTTTGATTTGACTGTGTTTAGAGGTGGGAGTAGACTGAGAGTGAAATATAATGATCCATTCAACAGGTTTGATGTTTACAAAACGGATTTTGATGACCCAGAATTGATATTTGAACTATTGAGTGAGTGTCTTCAATTAACGCAAACAACCTTAGAAAGTTTCATGGCAAAATGTGATCCTGGTGATTGGATTTGTAGAGATGGTAAGGTGTTGTTTGCACCCAATTGTGGTTTCAACATCAGAAGTGAAAGATTCCCTTGTTCACTATTTGCCCCCAAATGTGACATTGAGATATCTGATATGACAACCCTTAGGGACACTTCGGGTTTCAAGATTTCTTCAATACGGACTGGTTTGATGAATTGCGTGGCTAGAATGCCACCTCTGAATGACTTTAATTCTTTTGGTGTCCCGTTTAGTCTACTTGCAAAGAATGGGGTGTTTGCTAAAGGGTTTGATCTGTCTTACAAATCACCTGAGGTGATTAGATCATTCATCATAGATCTCATTGTGCCTAAACCCCATGTTACTCAGATAACAAAAGAGAGATTGGGATTACCTGATGACTTCAAAATTAAAGACATTGCTGAAAATGATGAAGTATTAGTGGAGCCAGTTCTTGAATCAGCAATTGAGGACTATATGGAAGGTTTCTTGCGAATCTCTGACGAAGAATTAGCTGAGGTGAACAAAGGACTATCATGGGAGACCAATGATTTGCAAACCTTTGTTGATGAATTCATTGGGACTGATTTCTTCTCTAATATAGTCACCTCGACTGAAATCCAGCACCCCATTAGAACACTGAACATTGTTAGAAATCTGAAATATGATTGCATATCACTACTTTCCACGACTAGTGGAGGAGTTGGAAGGCAAACTATTATAGATGTCAGTCACTTGCTTCTAGAAGGACGACAGGCAGTGATATATTCGTTGATATCCAGATATGACAGGATGGTTGCATCAAGTGGATCTTTAACACCAGATATAGTGATTATCCGTATAGATAAGCATCTTAAGGATCTCGGTGTTAAAGAGAAGCATAAAACCATTCAATTTTAATCTGTGTGATCCTGTTTGAT